TGAGGAAGAAGAACAGTCGCAAGATGAAGTTCCTGCTATCCTTAAACTTAAAGTCAATGGTGAAGATGTTGAGAAGCCACTAGACGAAGTCGTAGCATTAGCACAACAAGGCTTAGACTACACGCAAAAGACACAACAAGTAGCAGAACAACGCAAAGAGCTAGAAGCGTATGCCCAGCAAATACAAATGCAGGAGCAAGCCTTTCAAGAACAGATGCAACTTAACAATGTCTTAATTGAAGATGTAGCAAAAATCACATCATTAGACCAACAATTAAACCAATATGCTAACGTGAATTGGCAACAATTGTCTGATAATGACTTTGTGGAAGCACAAAAACTTTTCTTTACATACAACCAACTACAGCAAGAACGTAGTCAACTTGTTTCACAGTTTGAAGCCAAAAAGCAACAAGTCGTTCAGAAGCAAACGCAATTGATGTCTGAGAAGATAGCAAAAGGAAAAGAAATTCTAGCAAAAGAGATACCAAATTGGAGTCCTGAGACTAACCAAGCATTGTTATCTACTGGCAAGGATTATGGTTTTTCAGATGCCGAACTTAACTCAATTGTTGACCCTCGTCACGTAAAGGTATTGCATGACGCTATGCAATGGCGAAAACTTCAACAGAATTCTACTGTAAAGAAAAAAGTATCAAGTGCTAAACCAGTAGTGAAACCTGGTTCTAAAGATACTAAAGCGGAAGCTAACTCTAACCACCGTCAACTACGTGAATCATTACGTAAAACAGGTAAGTCAGATGCAGCTCAAAAACTTATAGAAAACATGCTTTAATTTACAAAGGAAAAAATAATCATGCCAGCATCAGCAACCAATAGTTATACCGGTAAAGGTATAGCAGAGTCATTTGAAGATATCATTTTTGATATTTCTCCAGAAGACACACCATTGTTATCAATGGCAAAAAGAATGTCAGCAGGTCAAACTTACCATCAATGGCAAACAGACGCATTAGCAGCAGCAGCTACTAACGCTTCAGTTGAAGGTGATGACGCTTCATTCTCAACATTAGCAGCAACAACAGTATTAGGCAACTATACTCAAATCTCACGCAAAACAGTTCAAATTTCAAACACATATGACGTAGTACGTAAGTATGGTCGTAAGTCTGAAGTTGCTTACCAACTTATGAAAGCTGGTAAAGAAATGAAACGTGACATGGAGTTTGCTTTAGTACGTAACCAAGCATCATCAGCAGGTGGACCAGCAACAGCTCGTACATCAGCAGGTATTGAATCTTGGATTACTAACCGAGTAATTGCTACAGGTTCTACAGCAGGTACAACACCTGGCTTCGTAAACGGTACAGTAGCAGCTCCTACAGACGGTACTTCAGTAACATTCATTGAAGCAGACTTAAAGTCAGCTTTACAATTAGCTTGGACAGACGGTGGCGAGCCATCAACAATTCTTATGTCAGCTACTAACAAGTCACGTTTCTCTGGCTTTGCTGGTATTGCTACTAAGTTTGTAGACGTACAAGTTAAAGCACAGGCTTCAATTACTGGTGCAGCAGACGTTTACGTTTCTGACTTCGGTAATCATACTGTGAAACTTGACCGTTTCATGCGTGACCAAGCAGTTCTATGTATTGACCCAGGCTATGTTGGTTTAGCTTCACTACGTCCTTTAAGCAAAGAAGAACTTGCTAAGACTGGTGACTCAACTAAATACCTATTGACAGCAGAGTATGCACTTGTGGTTCAAAACCCAGATGCACATGCTAAGATTCAAAACGTAGGTGCTTAGTAATTAGATATGATATAATGGAGGGAATTAATTTTCCCTCTGTTGTATTTTTATTATGCCAATATTATTTGACCACAATAGCGTAACAGGTGTAAGTCAGTACTTTGACTATGACCCAGCTAAAGATACATACTACCTAACCTCTACTCAAGATTTGAGTGGCATGTTAGACAAGATTAAACAAGCAAGAGATAACCCTGAAATTTGGAATAAAGGTGTTCAAGAAGAGTGGGCACACTTTGCTAGTATTCCACCTGTAGTGGAAATGCAGTTAAAGCAAAAGGGTATAGATATGTATAACCCACACCAAACTAAAGAACTTATAAAAGAAATAAACGAAAACTATCCATATCTCAAGTTGACAACAAAGAATGGATAAACAAGAAATACAAAAGATACAATTAGCCATACATGACCTTATCAATCAGGAAAAGTATGACGAAGCATTACCACTTATATATTCTGTATTAGAAGAATATCCTAATGAAGCTGCTACACTAAACTTCTTAGGTTATATATGGTTAATGGGCGATAAGCCTGCATTTGCATATCAGTTCTTCCGTAGAGCATTACAAGAGATGCCAGGCAATAAAGCTATATGGACATCATTAGGTCGTGCAGCACATGAACTAAACATGTATGAAGATGCTCTAAAGTATTTCTTAAAGTCAGCAGAATTAGACCCTACATACGCATTAGCTTATTCTAATGCAGCAGCAACGCTAGTACAAACATCTAAATGGGATGATGCAGAGAAAGCCTGTAAGATGGCTTTAGAATGTAACCCTAACGACTTACATGGTCAACTAAACCTAGCACACACTTACCTAGCTAAAGGTGAATGGGATAAAGGTTGGGCAGAATGGCATAAGTCACTAGGTGGTAAGTTCCGTAAAGAATGGGTATATGGTGACGAAGTAAGATGGGATGGCACTAAAGACAAAACACTTATTATCTATGGCGAACAAGGTCTAGGTGATGAGATATTTTATGGTAGCTGTATTCCTGACGCTATTAGTTCTAGTAAGCAAGTCTACATAGACTGTGACCCAAGACTAGAAGGATTATTTAAACGTAGCTTTCCAGAAGCAGAAGTTTATGGCACTCGTAAAGAAGATAGCCCTGAATGGTTAGCAGATAAGAAGTTTGATTACAGATGTGCCATAGGTGGTTTACCACAGTTCTTTAGACATACGAATAAAGACTTTCCTGGCACACCTTATCTAAAAGCTGACCCTGAAAGACGTACTATGTGGCGTGGGTTATTTGACTCATGGGGTAAGAAAGTTATAGGTCTTACGACTAAAGGTGGTATTAAACATACTAACGCTAAAGGTCGTGAACTTACACAAGAAGACATAGAACCACTATTAAAGCTAAAAGACTATGTGATAGTCAGTTTAGATTATAGCGTAGAACGCAAATTAGACGGTGTTAAATACTTTGACTTTGCAACAAACGCAAAAGACTATGATGATACAGCAGCGTTAATAGCTGAATGTGATTTAGTATTAGGTGTAAATACAACTGCTCAACATTGTGCAGCAGCTATGGGAGTAAAGACATGGTGTCTAGTTCCTACATGGCATCAATGGCGTTATGCTCAACCTAGTATGCCTTGGTATCGTCACATGAGAATTATCTACCAAGACAATGATACTTGGAAAGAAGTTATCAATAAGGTAGCTAAACAGTTAAATGGGACTTGGTGATTGGTTAATGGCATCTGGTGATGCTAAAGAAGCTAACGAAAGAACCGGTAAAAAGGTTAAGTTAGGTGATGGCAGTAGAATGTTTACTGACATACAAGTCTTTTCTAATAACCCTAGAATGGCATTTAAAGATGATACAGATGTCGTATGGGTTAATAACTATCCTAGCAGTAGACCTTATCTTAAAGGCACACATAAAGGTAAGTTATTATTTAATGATGACTATAAACCTAGAGTAGGCGAAATATACTTTAGTCACGAAGAACAAGAAGTCATAGATAAAATAGATAAGGACTACATAGTAGTAGAGCCTAATGTTAAAAGAGTCTATGCACACACAGTTAATAAAGCATGGCATGGTTGGGAAGAGTTATTTAAACATGACTTACCATGGTTACAGTTAGGTGATGATTCTACTGACAAAAAAACAAAATGGGTAGAAACACCAACCTTTAGAGACGCATTAGCAATATTAAGTAAAGCAAAGTTATTTGTAGGAACAGATGGTGGTTTACATCATGCAGCAGCAGCATTAGGCATACCTTCTGTAGTAATTTGGACAGGTTTTACTTCACCGAGGCACTTAGGATATGACACCCATAGAAATATACATGACGGTTCAGAGCCATGTGGGACTTATGATAGCGTATGTCAACATTGCCTTCTAAAAAGCAAAGCAATCACCGTAGAACAGGTTTTAGATGCAGTTAATACTGAGTGGTATAGAACGCAGAGATAACGTCTTAAAACGCTTGCACAAACATTGTAAGGGTATTTTAACAAGGGAATGGGATAACAAGTCTATTCCAGTCATGGTAGGTAATTTACATGGTGCAGATAAGATACAAATAGCCTGTAGAGAACAAAACATACCTTATATTCTGATAGACCATGGCTACTTTCACAGGTCATCTGATTTAGAATGGGCTAGATTCTGTGTAAATAACTATCATTGCACAGATTGGCGTGTATCAGATAGAGAAACACCTAAAGTTCACGAGTATCGTAGTGGTGAAAACGTAGTTGTGTTACCACCACCAGAAAAGATAGCTTATATTTACCAAACTTCTAATTGGTTAGACAGAACAGTAGAAGAGATTAGAAAGTATACAGAAAGAAAGATTGTCATTAAGCGTAAAGGCGAAGGTGACTTTAAACAAACATTAGAAAAAGCTCATGTCATTGTGAGTTTTGGTAGTGTTGCAGATGTAGAAGCACTTATTCGTGGTGTGCCTGTCATAGGCTCACCTTATAGCCCTGCAAACCCTGTATCCAATAACATTAAAGACATAGAAAACTTAACACATTTTGATAGAACAGCATGGTTAAGCTCATTAGCTGCTAGTGAATGGCATAAAGATGAGATGGACAAGTGCTGGGATAGACTAAAAGGACAATTAGATGGCATTTACTAACTATACTAGCTTTGTTTCTACAGTAGAAAGCTACTTAGCACGCACAGACTTAACAACTGTTATCCCTGACTTTATTCAGATGGCACAGTTAAGAATGACTCGTGATTTAAGAACAGAAGCTATGTTAAAAGTAGCTACAACTACTCCTACAGATAACAAGGTAGCATTTCCTACTGACTTCTTAGAATTAAGAGAAATGCACTTTCAAGGTAACCCACCTATTCTGTTAGAGTTCCAAACACCTGACTTGTTCTTCCGTAATGGTCAAACAACATTATCAGGTCGTTCACACTACTTTACAATGTTAGGTACAGAGTTTCAGTTTGCACCTAGCCAAGATACAGATTATACCATTCAAATTTTATACTATGCTCAACCAACATTTATTTCTAGCACAACTTCTAGTAACTTGTTCTTAGCATACTACCCAGACGCTTTACTTTACGCAACATTAGCAGAAGCAGAACCGTATTTAATGAATGACCCAAGAGTAGCAACATGGTCAGCATTATACGACAGAGCTATTGCTAATATCAAGAAAAGCGATTTAGGTCAAACATACGCATACACCACATTAAACGTAACACCAAGATAAAGGAAAAATCATGGCAGAAATGAGTAACTTTTTAGAGAACGCACTTATAAATGCAACTCTACGTAATACAACATATACATCAGTCGCAACAGTCTATGTATCACTATGGACTTCAGACCCTACAGACGCAGGTAGTGGTACAGAAGTATCCGGTGGTTCATATGCTAGAACAGCAGTCACATTTGCTGCACCATCTAACGGTGCATCTACAAACTCTGCTGACGTTACCTTCCCAACAGCAACAGCTTCATGGGGAACAGTAGGTTGGATTGGTATTAATGATGCAGCATCTTCAGGTAATCTTTTATATCATTCACCTTTAGATACAGCAAAAGCTATTGACTCTGGCGATATTTTTAAGATTTCAACAGGTAACCTTTCAGTTACATTAGCGTAAGGATAAATCATGGCTCTAGTCGTTAAAGATAGGGTAAGAGAAACCACTACGACCACAGGCACAGGCACAATTACATTAGGTGGTGCTGCTACAGGCTTTCAATCATTCTCTGTTATTGGTGATAGTAATACTACGTTCTATACTATCCAATTATCCAATACAAATGAATGGGAAGTAGGTATAGGTACATACACACTATCAGGCACTACTTTATCTCGTGATACTATATTAGAGTCTAGCAATGGTGGAACAGCAGTTAATTTTAGTGCAGGTACAAAAGATGTATTCGTTACTTACCCTGCTGAAAAAGCAATTTACTTAGGTAATTTACCTACTAAAATGGTAGTGACTAAAAGAGATACAACTACTGCTGACGTTGCTTTAGCTAATGGATTTTTACCTGTATTAAATAGAAGTGGCTCAACAATTAATGTTACAGTAAGTTAAGGAAAATTATGGCAACTCGTTATGGATTAGTGCTTAATGGCACAACAATACAAGAACTACAGTCAGGCGATACTATTATTGGCTTAACTTCTAGTACAGCACTTCAAAAAGGTGATGGCTCTACTGGAATTACTGCGGCTTCTGCTGGTACAGACTATGCAGCACCAGGCACAGCAGCTACATTCACAGCATCACAACGTGGCACAGTCACTACTGACAATGATGGTTCATTTGATATGAATGTGACTAATAACTTCTCATGCACACCTTCAGGAACATTTGCTCTTACCTTTACTAATATCACAGCAGGTCAGTCAGGCTATGTTCTCTTAATTAATACTGGTGGTCATGCAGTCACAGCAGCAGCAACCACTAAAGTAAACACATCATTCTTAACTACAGTATCAGCAGCAGGAACATATTTGCTCAGCTATTTTTCTAATGGCACTAATGTATATGTAACTACTGGTGGAGCAATGGCTTAATGGCTATTTTAAACAATAGTAATGCCATCTCTAGTGGTGGTTATGATATAAATAACTCACTTCGCTTTAGAAGTAGTGCAACTGCTTACTTAAGCAGAACTCCTTCTAGTGCTGGTAATCGTCAGACTTGGACATATTCAACTTGGATTAAAAGAGGTGCGGTAGGTTCTGAAGCTACATTGATATCAGGTGGTGCAACTACTGGAAGACTTTGTGTTTATATTAATTCTAGCGGTCAGTTAGTTTCAGATGTAGGCGGAACTGGTATTTTTGACCAATCTACTGCTGTTTATCGTGACCCATCTGCTTGGTATCATTTTGTATGGCAATTTGACACAACTCAAGCAACTGCCGCAAATCGCAGTCGTATGTATATTAATGGTGTTCAAGTAAGCCTTACAAACACTAGAACATTTAGCCAAAACACTAATTATGAAATAAACAATTCTGTATTACAAACGCTTGGGACTTTTTCAAACTCAATTGGCAACTTTAATTTTGACGGCTATCAAACTGAAACTAATTTTGTAGACGGACAAGCCCTAACACCATCATCATTCGGTGAAACAGATACAACTACAGGTTCATGGAAACCAAAAGCATACACAGGCACATATGGCACTAATGGTTTCTATCTTAAATTCTCTGACATAGCTACTACATCAGGTTCTAATGCAGGTTTAGGTAAAGACTTTAGTGGAAATGCTAACTACTGGACTACTAATAACATATCTGTAACTGCTGGCGTAACCTATGATGCTATGATAGACAGTCCTACGCTAACAAGTGCGACTGTGGCTAATTATGCTGTGTTAAATCCATTAAAAATAAATGGAAGTGCAGGAACTTTTTCCAATGCTAACTTAAATGTTATTGTTGCTGGAGATTCTTCTAACTCTGGAACAATGGCATTTTCTTCAGGAAAAATATATTTTGAAGTTCAGCTAACTGCAGCAACAGAATCAACAGCAATGATTGGAATTGCAGACTCTAATTTTGCACAAGCAGTTTTTACAAACGGTGGAGCAATTAATTATGGGTATGTAGGAACAGGAGTTAAAGGTTCAAATGGGTCTTATGTTTCTTATGGAGCTACCTACACAGTAAATGATATTATAGGCGTAGCGGCTGATTTAGATGCTGGAACATTAGTATTTTACAAAAATGGAGTTAGTCAAGGCACAGCATACACAAGCATTGCTGGAACTTTTATTCCTGTTGTTGGAAATGGAAATAGCGGCACAACAAAAACCTATGTTGCTAACTTTGGACAACGCCCATTCTCTTACACACCTCCTACAGGCTTTGTAGCACTAAACACATTTAACCTACCTGATAGCACTATCAAAAAAGGTAATACTGTGATGGATGCAACTACATATGCTGGTGTTGCAGGAACAACATTATCTGTAACAAATAGTGCAGGTTTTCAAACTGATTTAGTTTGGGTTAAAAATAGAACTAATACTTTTAATAATAGTTTATTTGATTCTGTGCGTGGAACAAATAGAAATTTGTATTCAAACTCTACTTCTGCTGAAGTTTTAGTTGACCCTAACGGGTGGGTTTCTGCATTTAATTCAAATGGATTTACTGTGACTGATGGCGGAACTAGCGGAGGTAATGTTAAAGCTAATTCGTCAAATTATGTAGCATGGCAATGGAAAGCTGGAAGTATTACTACTAATACTTCAGGCTCTATTACATCTACTATATCTACAAATGCAACTGCTGGGTTTAGTATTGTGACTTATACAGGAACAGGTGCTAATGCCACAGTAGGACATGGTTTGGGTGTAGCACCTAAGATGATAATTACAAGATATAGAGGCTCAGAGTCATGGAGTGTATATCATACATCATTAGGTGGAACTAAAACCCTTTATTTAAACTTAACTAATGCTGCTAATACAACCTCACTTGCTTGGAACAATACAGACCCTACATCAACTGTATTTAGTCTAGGTTCTGCAGGCACAACCAATACATCAGGCGGTAGTGGTATGGTAGCCTATTGCTGGG